TTCATTTCGGGTAAGACGATGGATCCAGGTATCCCAGGAACGCTCCCATACAACATCAAAAAGTTGTTCTCCCTCATTGAACCTAACCCTGAGTATCAGTTCGTCAGGGTTGGCTCTAACATCACACAGAGCTCGTTCCTCGAGTGCGTCATGCTGGCTGTGAACGACAAGGATCTCCAATACCTCAATGTGGAAGACCGCATACCGATCGTGGAGCGCAGGCGTCGTGAGATAGTGACGGAGACGAACGCGATGGCTGCCATGCAGGAGTTCTATGACGAGCCCATGACCAACATCATGGACAAGTTCGCTAATTCAAGCCTCAACGCCCTCGAGTTCGGGCACGTCCTCGAACTGGTCTTCAATTGCGACATCTTCGTGCTGTCGGCCAGCGACAAAGATCCCAGCGGCACCATGCACATACCTCGACACACTCAAGCCTACTACAAGACGAAACCTACACGAGCCACCATCTTCATCTACCAGCATGACATCAACACCAACGATTCTGATGTGACCGAGATCCAGTGCGAACTCATCGCCAGGACCAAGACGCCGGACACGAAGGTGCTGAATAACATGACTATCGCCTTTTCATATCACGAACACGTGGTAGACAAGATGTGGCAGGTCTTCAGGAGCCTCAACAGGTCATTCAGCCACAACATGATGCTCCCGTCCATCACCATACCGAGAATGATTGCCAGGGGTCAAGACCAGATCATCAGGTCTCAGGTTATTGATATCTATGGCAAGTGTAGGGTGCTTAACATTGATTACAAAGGAACCATGATCACGATGGTGTCTGAGCCGCTACCCCCTTACAACGTTCCCAAGGCCACTCGGGTCTTCAGGACGTCGCTCGCTACCCTGAGAGGATTTGGAAAGGCTAATAAGGTGACGTTTATGAAGCAGAGGGTGAAGGCTGGGCGCCTACGTGAAGTGATGGCGACGATGAGTAAGGGGAACCTGAATGTCACCTTTTTGTGTGATGATCCGAGTAGACTTGATGGGGTGTTGACGATGGATGATCCCGAGGAGTACGATGATCTTCTAAAGCCAACAAATACAATAATCTCTCAGTTCAGCCACAATAAAAAGATAGGTAAGATCATCTACCAGTATGGCCTCTTCTTCATGTCGCTATTCATGCACGTGAAGGGGTACACAACAGAGCCACTGAATGAACGACAACTCGTGCAGTTCATCAATGAACATACAGTCATCAAACCCGACTACGTATTCACGAGTAGGAACATCTCGTCCAAGTACTCTCTTGATTCGCAGTTTGTGGAAGGACGGAGTAAGGTAATCACTACCTCCAGGGAGATGCTTGTGAGATTGATGTACATGCTCAGGTTGTACCAGAACACACACTTTGACGAACTTATTGTGTATAAGGACAAGGTGAACATTGATGGGTTCTACGACGAGATATCTGACTTTGATGAGATACCGTCTCAGTTCGTTCTTGACAGCCCCGAGGCTGTGAAGGGGTTGATAGAGAGCTACAAGACCAATAACACTGTGACCAAGAACGTGAGGGTGGATCATCCACAACCGTACTTCATGTATAACCCTATGATTAGGGATCAGATATACCTTGCTCAAAACGTGTTGCCCGTGTATGAAGAGCAGACGAGTGAAGATGAAGAACAGGAGAGGGTTGTGGTCAAATCTGGTCTTGAGGTAGCTACGGAGTTGGTCAAATTCTGGGATCAATATGGGTACAATGCGTACGTGGACGGATCTTTGAATGATGTGGAGCTGGGTGATTTGAAAGTGGACGTGTATTCGTATGTGAACACTGAGGAAGTTGTCAATCTAACTATGTATGAAAACGCTGTGTCTGGGATGGTGTTGGGTTACCTGATCAACGGAGAGGCACTGTATACAGCATTGATGCCTTTGTGAATTGTAGACTCATAACCCCTAGGGGTTATGAATTGAACCTAATAACACCACCTATTTCAATCACTTGGTCAAAAACGGATCCATCTTAGCTCGCGTAGCCGCAAACAGAGCCGTCAACTCCATCACGCTCAGCAGGCGTCAAGAGTGCTATATCGCACAGGACGTCCTGACATCTTTTATGGTTCTGTTGTGAAACGGCTAGATTTTGCATCGCAGTTTCTAATTCTTGTTGATGTTTCAATTCTCTCTCCTTATATTCTTCTTCTCGTCTTTTGTAGTCGAGCTCTCGCTCTTGCCACTGAAACACCTGCTCACGCAAGCCTTCACATTCTCTATTCAGATCTTCTATTCTTTCGTCCTTTCCTTTCAGTATCTGCCTCATATATTCGGCATCTTTCTCCAACTCACTGTTTCTTCCCAATAATCGATCCACTTCAGAACTGAACCTCTTATACACTTCCTCATAGAAACGCCTAGCACCAGCTATCTGACTCTTGTCCAATATAACCAATTCCTTGTATTTGCCGAACTTCACGGCTCGCTCCTGAAAGTACGTCCTGATCTCAGCCTCAGCAGCTGCTTCGTATATGTTGTCGACAGGTGAAAAGTATTTCAATTGCAAGGTACTGGATAACAAGTTACCATATTCGTTTATATGCTCACTTGTCCTTCGTTTCAGGTCATTGGTCCTTCCCCATTTGAACAAAAATCCTTTTCTGTATTGTTTCAGTTCGTCGTAGTGTTTCCTGAGCTCGGTGACCTTGCCTACGTTGAAGAGGTATACACAGGGCATAGAGGTTATGCATGTGGTAAGAACATCTTTAACCATCTGAGCGTTGATGCCTACTATATCGGCAGCTACATCGACCCTCTGTTCAGTGGTGCCTAGGTGGGCTGCGTAGATCATTCTGGAAGCCCAACTACGAAACTTCTTAGCCACGCCTGAGTTAGAACGATATATAATTTTGAGAAGACCTTCATATGTTAAATATGTAGATGCTTGGTGAACAACCATATTTTGTTCTGACGGTCCCGCCAATTTGGCGGGACCGTCAGAACAAAATACTTCATACTCTGTCTGATCTAACATCCTTGCTGTATGAGTGTCTAATGTCTCCATTTCAAATACATTGCATACATCTTGACATTTGAATCGTATGCCTGTTTCGGATTTAACACCCCTAACCTCTACTTCATATACGTTTCCTGCTTGATCTCTAAATTTTTCATGTTCCTCTAATTGGATAAGAGCTGGTAAAGGTTTGTACTTATAAGCAGTCTGATCACCTGTAATTTTGGGAAGGTTATTGTTGACCCAATCCTCAGATATGAGGACTCTGGCTTTCTTGTTTTCAGGGGTCGCAGGTGACCATGTATCGTTTCTTTTGCTATATGTAGCGAACCAGTACTGGTCATCAGGGATGTTTTTCTTTTGAATCGTCTTCCTTGGTTCACGTATACATCCTACAAAGAATGCTCTATCAAATGTGATCAGATCGTTGAGTAGGTATGTGCTGTGTCCTTGAAACGTGATAGTTTCAGGGCGTTGTAGGACGCTTTCGTCCTCATCTAAACCGGCCATTTTACTTTTGGACATAGGAATTCTGGGATAAATTCAAATCGTTATAACCACGAGTGGTTATAACCTACCTAAGAAAAATAACATCAAATTCATCACAAAAGAGATCAGACTTCAGTTGATCTTGAGGTTCATGCCCATTCCGAGCAGTTCTTGGTACAGGAGTTTGGTAGCGTAAGGCATATCCTTCATCTCAGTCTTCCCCTCTTGGCATCCATCACAGAAATCCCTCTTGTCGGGCACGTTCCCACACCCCATACACACAGGGATTGCGTACTTATCGCTCTTGTCAAATAGACACTCCTTCAGCACACGGGTTGATCCATGACTGAGCATGCAGTCCTTCTCCATCTCACCGAACCTGAGACCACCATCGCGGGATCTGCCAGCCACGGGCTGGTGAGTCAGCGTATCCAGAGGGCCGGCTACGCGGGCATGGATCTTGTCAGCGACCATATGCTTCAGGCGTTGGTAGAAACAGGGAGCCATAAAGATCTTGCTCGGTATAATCTCCCCCGTCGTTCCGTCCATCATCGTTGTCGCGTACGTTTCAATGCCGGCGCGTTTGGCCCAGTCCATCAGTTCATCCTCAATGTTCCTGTGCTTGAATGGAGTCGCATCCATCTCGACGCCCAGCTTGCACCCAACCAGATTGAAGCACATTTCAATGAGCATGTTAATGGTCATTCTAGACGGGATTGCGTGAGGGTTGATAATGAGGTCCGGCTTCACGCCTTCCTTGTTGAATGGCATGTCCTCCTCGGGGAAGATCATGCCGCACGTGCCCTTCTGAGCCGTGGACGATGCGAACTTGTCTCCGATCTCTGGGATGCGCGGTATACGAATCCTCACCTTGATGACCCTCACACCCTCACTGTTGAGTGTGTTGAGGACCTTGTCTAGGTAGCCTTCCTCGCCGTGCTTGATAACGACGCTGCTGTCTGTTATCTCGGCGACTCGTGTACCGTCGTCCTTTTTGATCATCTTTTTTGTCATGCGGCCGATGATGACGGTTCCCTTTTTGAGGAAGATGTTTTTCTTCCACACGAGACCATCCTCATTGAGATGGCTGTAGTTGTAGTTCCTATTTCTATATTGGAATTTTGGGAGGCATATGCTCTCAAAGTCTGAGCTGCCTCGCTTCTTCTCTTCTTCTGAAATGGTCTTGTATGTCGTCGTCTTAAAAAGACCCCGATCCAAAGATCCCTTATTGAGGATGACGCTATCCTCTTGATTGTAGCCGCGATAAGTCATGATAGCAACGATGGGAACAGCTCCGTGGGACATCTCGTCAAAGTGGAGCACATTCATCATCTCATTCTTGGTGAGGGGTTTCTGCGGGGTATCAAGGACGTGGAGTGTTGTGTCGTAGCGCTGCTGGTATGCGGTGCTGGGCATGCCGATTGCCTGCTTACCCATGGAGGCCTGGTACGCGTTTCTGGGAGACTGAGAGTGGTTTGAGAGCGGGATCACAGATGCCATCACCGCCATCATGGTTGACGCGGGACATATCTCTAGATAGTCACATCTATTTTTTTTCAGATCCTCTTCGGTCATCGCAACCACTGCTTGTTCCAATTCCCACACCTCTCTGAATACTACCTTACCTTTCTTCATGCACTCGTTCCACGTGTCGACGTTATCTCCCTCTCTGTACAGAATCTTGTTGCGAGGTCCCAGTGCAAACAAGGGTCTCAGTAGACGCCCCTCGTCGGTCCAGATATGGACCTCATTCTCGTCAACCAGTCTCACGATTGAGACATTGTTATCTATCATGTCGGAGAGCCTGTACTTGTTGAACTCCTCCACAAACGCCAAGGACCTGTCACATGAGCCCACGATATGCCCGTTCACCAACACTTGGATCCTCCCGTTCATGTCGTCTCTGAAGGTGTCCATGCCTTTAACCACCTCAGTAGTCAGTTTAGGACACACATGAACCGAGATCTGAGCAGATAGGGCCAGATTGGAGACGAGGCCAACCGTGTCTCCCTCGGGAGTCTCATAGGGACAGATGAATGAGAAATGAGATGCGTGGAGTTGGCGGGCGCTCGGGATCTTTCCCTTCTTACCGACTGGGAGCATTATACGTCTTAGGTGGGACATCTTGGCTCCGTAATTCTGCATCGACAAGACTTGCGAGACACCGACGCGCGTGAATAGGGAGCTCTTCTGTGTGTTCCAGCTCCCCGTCATAAAGGCTTGGTTCATGACATGCGTGATGGTCTTGATGTCCTTGATGATGGCCACCGGGTCTGGGTTCTTCTTACTCTCCATCTGGTTGGACACGGTCTTGATGAATTGTTTGAATAGGATTTGGAAGAGGAAGGCCATGAGAGAGGATGTACCGTCGACGCGCTTGTTTGCCAGGTTGTCCTTATCGTCAAGGGCCCTTCCATTGTACACAGTGTCGATCAACTTCTTGATGATGTAGCCCAGGTGTTGAGCAGATTTCTCAGGAGTGAGGTCCCCTACGTGATAGAACAGCTCCTTGGTTAGGATGTCCCTCACGTACATACAGTCCTTTGTCTCATCTGCTATGTCGTTGGCTATGGACTCTATGGCTTCCTCCATTGTGACTTCCATTCTGTACTGATGGACTAGAGTGCCCAAAATGTCTTGATCGTCGATTCGGGCCATCTTCTTCATATCGTCTTCGCTGATCCCCAGAGCCTTGAATATGAGGCCTGCTGGTAAGAGCGACTTGGCCTTGATGTATGGGAGAGAGAAGAAGAGCTCCTTGGTATTTGTGTTGATCTTGAGCTGGATGAGGATGGAGCTCCCTTGTTCATTCATACTTCTGATCTCGGCCATATAATCATATTTGTCATCAGGGGTGCGCTCCACGTACACCTTGTTGTAGGCTCTTCTCAGTTGGCCTACGAGGACACGTTCCTTACCCTTGATAATGAAATAACCCCCAAAGTCGTTAGTGCACTCTTCCTTATATACTTTGTTGTTCTCGGAAAGCCTGCACACGTTGGACCTGAGCATAATGGGGAGCTTGCCGATAGAGACTTGATTGTGTTCAGTCTTCTTACCCGTCTCAGTGTTGGTCACTGTGATTGAGGCGTAGATGGTGCCGTCATAGTTAACGTTCCTCTTCCTTGCCTCGTTTGGATGTAGGGGCGTCTCGGTGTAGTTCACAATAACCTTCTGCCCCTCCTTGATGGGTTCGGCGTCCTCAGTTGTCTCGATGCAGTTGCCCAAGGCGTCTGTCCTGGTGACCCTGTCCCTGGTCTTCTTGATGAACTTGGGTTTGTCTACGTAAACGTGATTGAACTCAATGCGTAGATTGTTGACCTCGATGGGTGGCTCTCTGTTGACGATGGCCTGCATGCCGCGCGTGATAAAGTCGTTGTAAGTGTCGATCTGGTGGTTGACGAAGTGGGTCTGGTCGTAGAGCTGCCTGATAAGCTTGAACCCTTCACTCTTCTCGGTGACGGGGAGGTCCTGATACCGAGGATCAGGAACGAACGAGGGAACCTCATCATTCTTAGTTGTAGTCGTAGTAAACACAGATGTGTGTTCGTTCACGATGTTATTCATAGTTTTGGACATAGCTTACCTTCTTCTGTATTCGGTATATCCACAAACTCAAATATTTTATTCCATATGACTAAAAATGAATGGTAGTAATATCATTGTATTGATACTGGTGGTCATTGCAGCTCTGGCCATCTTTTCAGTCGCAGCCGGTGAGGGCTTCTGCAACTGCGCTGGTCTGGGTTGGAATACGCCCAAACCGACCTATTATGTATACAGGCCAACAGGAGACGTGAGCAACTACGGAAGCGACTACATCAGCCAGGAGGCACAGGGTCAGTTCATGACCATTGGGTCGCAGCCAGTCATTTACCCTGAGCAGAATCTGGGCTGGCGCACTGGCATGCCCTACGACTACTTCGAGGAACACATGAAGAGCAACAACTGGGCTGCGGGCGCCGACCCTAATCCGACCAACTCATCGGTTCCCTTGCTCTCCACCCAGAATCTGAACGCCGCGGCCAGTAACGTGAGTCCGAGTAACAACGGCGGCTATATGAAAAACTATGGAAGCCCGTGCGGTGCTAATGCCAACAACATGGTAGTTACGGCTCCGTTTGCGGAAGGACTCAAGTTCGTGAACGGCCCTTCTGGTTACCCCAACATGCTCTCAGACGGTTCACCCCAATATGAAGGCCCAGCAGGCAGCTTCTCTGCAAAGGCGTGTCCATCTGCCAACGCGTACAACCTCGGAGTGGGCGTCTTGTGAGGACTTATGCTCTTTTTATAATTTATTGACTACGTAAAAATGTGTGATCATGTGGATAGTGATGAATGGTTAGATCGGCACAAGGCCAGTCTAGGCGAAAAATTAGGGGCATTTAGTGTCCTCAATCACATGAAGCACCCTGAGCGGCCTCCTCTCGTTATGAGCAAGGAGCCTGCCACTGGGAACGTGGCCAGCGGCATCTTTTATCTCAGGTTCTACGTCAAGTCTGCTGGACATGTGTTTCAGGGAAACGCGGGAGGTATTAGCTTGCCAGGTGGCGGTGCTCTGTACGGAGATCTCTACATCAACGACCCAGCTATTTTTGAGAAGACCGTGTCGTTCGAGTTCAATGCAGCCGCCGCGTACTGCTCACTCCTCTTCTTCGACGGCTCCAGCAACCTACTTGGTCATGCCGAGTTCGGAGGAGTGTCAACTGTTGTCGGCGTAGGCGGAGGAAGCGGCTCCTGGCAAAAGGAATAGAGCTTGTGCATGTTAATCACTTCATAACCCCTGAGGGTTACGAACTACCTCCTACAAGTTAATCTGTATCTGTGTCATCCAAGGCTGCTGTATCAGGCACGTCTTCGCCCACGTTTTCACCAATCCTGTAGACCCTGTACGCCACGTCAATTATCATCTGCTTTGACAGGCCACTCATCCTGATATCGTCGTCTGTGAACCCATCCAAGATATCTTTTGTATTCATATCGACGTACTCGTCTATCAGCTTCTTAAAGTCGGCGCTCTCCATCACAGGATCCACCTCCCTCTCCATGGCAATCGCGTTTATGTTCCGAGTCAGCTTGGCCTGTAATTCGTCCACTAATGACATCTTGATCTTGAGGGATGGTTGCTTATCTTCATCAAAGTAGCCCTGAATCACTGAGACGAGGTGAGCGCAGACGCCAGACGTGCACACTCCCATCCCTTCCAGGATCTCCTCTCTCAGTCTCTTCTTCATTTCGGTGAATGTATCGCCCTGCTTGGTGTGGATGAACTTCCAGACCGCGTTCAGGAGTTCGAGGAGCTTGATGTCCCTCACTGAGCTCGTCTTGATGTGTCTGATAAACGAGCCCATCTCCCTATCCGGGAAGATGTCGTCGAATATCTCATCCAGGAACTCGTTGATGTCATCGTCCCTCTGGCGCTCGTTCCCAATCACAACGTACAGGTCTTTTAATATCTCCTCACGCTCAAACCAGATCATCTCGGCGTCAGGGATGCCGCACAGGTCAAGGTAGAATAACAACTCCTCTTCTACCTTAGCCTCAAACACACCGGTGAGGTAACGGTTAGTGACAAGAAAGATCTCCTCGAGACGTCTACCCAGGTCACCATCCCTGACCACGTTATCTGGGAAGATGTAGTCCTCCATCCCTATCACCTCCATGTATCGGTCCACTTCATCGGGTTTAAAACGTGACACCTCAATCGTACTCCTTGCGTCCTTTGGAATCCTGTACGTCATCCTGGGTTGCAGCTCCTGCTTGTCTCCGTCTCCCAGGATGGTGACGTCTTCGGGGAACCTCTTGAGGACGTCGGCCAGTCGGTTCGTGATGGACCTGACTGTGTCATCCCTGAAGACGTTGAATTTGTAGCGTCCGTCAAATGTGACGGTGGCTATCATCTCTTCTATCAGGGCTCTGGCGGCCGCGATGACGCTCTCGTTGATGGTGGTGTTGTGGACGTTCTGAGAATCGTCATAGATCACCTTCTTGTCAAGGCGTCTACCATCGGCGAGCCGTCTTAGATCTTGAAAGTGCTCGTGAGCCTGCTGTTGTTCTGGTGTTATTACTGGTTGTTGTCGTATCATTCTGAATACCTCTTCATTATCATGGGGTATTTGCAGCTGTCCGATATTCAAGACGTGGCGCAATTCATCCAACATCCTTTCGCCGCGCGCTGGGTAAAACCGGTGCATGATGTCGGCTGCTTCGGCTCTAATATGCTCTTCCCGCGCCGCATTGAAGACGCGATCCACCTCATCAAACATCTTCATTATGTCTGGGTGAGGTATACCAGGAGATGATAAGAGGAATGAGATGGATGTAAGGTACGTACGATTGGAGATCATATGATCTTCGGCAATTGGGATTGGAGGGTCAGCTCCGCTGTCCTTGGCTGCCCAGAAGATCTTGAGGAGATCGGTCCTCATGTCCTGTTGACGAATAGAGTTGATGAACTGGACCACGCGCTCGTCCATGATTACCGGTCTCAGGATGGCCATGGCGCGCGAGATAACGGCGCCTGACGAACTCATGAGGGCCGGGTTGGGTAATAACAAGTCTACCTGATTGATTCGTGCGGTCACGTTATCCATTTTATGTACTGTTTTTCTCTTTAGGCATTTACGAGTTATGTTTTCATTCATATTCTTAGCTCTGTAACCCCGAAGGTTAGAGATCGCGGACAACCCAGTCAATCGCTCACGAGGTCCTGTGGTCTGATCCTCTCCCATCTCTCGTAGTGATGGTCGACCCAGTTCATGTTGGCTTTTCTGAAGAATTGGCGAACATACGGTATATCGTATTGATGCAGGATGACAAAGTGGACACCTTTGATTGTGACGTGGTTGTTGTATTGCTTGAAGTATCTGTCCATGTCGTCTGAGGCATCCTTCCTGGTCCCTGTGTACTTGGCTATGTGAGGCGTCAGCCGTGTGGATGGAGGCACTTGTAAGAGTTGACTCAATGCAACGATCAGTTCTATGTTCTTGGCCTCAAACGCGAAATTGAGGGAGTAGAAGCAGATGTAGCCGCTACGCCAGGGCTTCAGTTCGGGATGCTTGTCTCTGTAGTCCTTGACCTTTCCTATCATGATGAATTGGCATTTGGTACTGAAGATCTCCATTAGGTGAAGGTATGATTGAAACGATGTGGGGCTGTTTTGATCGTTAGGGTACAGACCCTCAGTCTCGACACAAGGTTCAGTGTCTATCGTACTCTGATGGGTCAAATATGACCAGATGTCGTCTTTCTCGCTCATTGACTTTGTGTTTATTTTAAGACACTTTGTTTTGACTTCATTTTTCAACTTATCGTGTGATCTTTGATCTCTTACGTATCCCCGCGGGGATACGTAATTTAGGATAGTATGTTGCCAATCAGAAAGATATTAAGATATTAAGGAGTATATACTCATACACCTCACTGAAAGAAGCCTAGGATGTTGGCTCGAACCCAGACGACCGATATGAGGATCCGTGCCTTGCGCTCATTCACATCTGTGCACGGCACCCACTGTTTCTTATGTCTGGTGACGATGTAGTGAGGGAATATGTTTTTCTTCACAACCGCCTTCTTGGGATCAAGACACCCTTTGAATTGGTCCTTATAGCGCTTGATCACGTCTTTGAGGAGACACACCTGTTCGCCATTGTAATGAAATGTGTCTATCACAGTGCTGTCTGGTTCGCTCGTGCATTCGCTTGCGGTGTCTATGATCTCAGATCTGGCATCGTCACTTATACTTGCCACCTCATTATTTATAGGGTCAATTGGATTACCTTCTTGGTCTATGTAGCCAAGACCCCAGGCCATCAGGCGCCCGTTGCGAGGACACGCCCCACAGGTTTGAGAGCACGGGTTACAGGGGCATCCGCAACAACAGCACGTGCCGACCTCAGGCTCTTCGAGGATCAGGTCGTCGTGGTCCAGTTGATCTTGGTACTTACTAATGAGCTCCCATTTCTGATCTGAGCTGATGATTTCATAGTCCTCAAGCTTATTGAGGCGTTCGTAGACGTCGTCGGTGATCTCGGAGACCAAACGAGGTGAGTAGGCGCCGTTATTTTCAAGGATGTTGTGCTGATTTTGTGCAGTGAGGTCAATAGGTATGAGTCTATTGTACTTATCCCTGACGCAGTCCTTCCCGATGCCGAACAGGAAGGCCAGGCTGCAGATCTTCATATATTGGGTCTTGATGGTCTTCTTGGTTGAATCGCTGATGGAGTCGTCTGAGTCGAGTGCTGCTAGACTGTCTTCGTCGAAGTGTGACCTGACGTGCGATACGCAGTAATGGTAGCCACGTCCATACATTACCTTGTCTTCATCAGGAGTGAAGATGCCAAACACCCTCATCTTGGTGAGAATGGAAGCATCGTCGAGTTCGTTTACTGGAACGAGGGTGCAGTTGATAGCATTCATGATTAAATTTGTAGTTACTTTATTTCTATCATTTTAACAACTATATTTCAAATTTTCTGAGGTTGCGTAATAGACCACCATCAGTGTGAGATAGGTTCTATAACCTCATGAGGTTATAAAATCAACGGAGACGTATGGTGCCTCCATTAAGAATGAAAATGATGGGCGATGTGGAGTTTATGTTAATGACTCGGTTATGTTTGAGGTGGTACTTGGGGAATGACATATTGGGTCTGCGACCTCTCCTCTTATATTGCTTGCGCTGACGCCTCTTTGGTCTGATTGTGCTTGTTGTCGTAGTGGTTGGTCTTGGAGTCGTAGTGGTTGGTCTTGGAGTCGTAGTTGGATGTGTGGTCTTTCTTTGTGTCGGTTTATGAGGTTGTATAGGCTTTTTTGTAACCCTCTGTTTTGGGTAAGGAGTACTTGGTGTAGTGGTGGTACTTGACGTGGTCGTCGTGACATTGGGTTGTTTAGGACCGTACAAGAACTGGATGCCTGCTATGTCATCAGGACCTATACCGTTGAGAAAGTCTAAGTACATGGGATACATGATATCGACCAACGTCATGTTGGGGTTGTGACCAAGACCGAGCATGTGCCCGAACTCGTGGACCAGTACCCTGAACAACATCTTCTCATCGTCCCAGCCCGTTTCTGCCATGTCAAGATGGACGCGGCCGTCAGGCGGGTAGAAGGCGTGAGCGAGGGTGCCCCCCGTACCGTCAAAGGGGTACGAGTCCGAGTGGTTGCCCTTCTGGAATGAGATCTTGATGTCCGCGTCGCTGATTACGGATACCTCTGTGAACGTGAGTGGGGTATACTGCCCCCACTCATACAGGGCGCGGTGAATCATGTTGCGCATCAAAGTCTGATTAACTAAACCTGTCTGATTAGTTTGGTAATGCGTAGTATTGAGGTAGATCCATTTGAGGTTGTTTTGTGGCCATCTGACTGCTTTAATTGAGTAAGCATCAGGACCTATCTTTTTTTCAATGCACCTGCTGTGATGTTGCCTGAAGGGCTATCAGCAGGTGCTGTGGTGTTGGATGCGCCGTCATCATAATCGTCGAAACTACCGAACCCATCGTCAAAGGGCTGGTCCACGTAATCAGGGGTGCCGCACGTGACGGGGAACACGATCCTGATGACGGGTGTGTCGATGATGCCGGTTTGTGGTAGGCCGTTGGCGCGCTGGAATTTGCGGAGGGCGTTGGCCTGCCTGCGCTTGAGACGCATCATCCTGATGGCCTGGATCGGGTTCAGGACGGTAAGTTGGTTCAGTCGGTTCCATTTGATCAGGTATCGGGGTTTCAGGAAGTTGGTGTTGATGAGGTGTTCGATAACGCCTCGCTCGATAAAGATGTCGCCCTCAGTGATGGGCTGAGAGCTGATAGTAATGTTCTGGTTATATGTAACCTCATCATGAGTTGGGTAACGGTACGGGACCGTGAATGGAGCGGCGTATGTGCTGCTCAAAAAGCTGCCTACAAAGTAGAACAAAGATAAGAATGAAAGATATCGCATCGTCGTTTTATCTATGTTCAAATAATACATAGACCATAATAAACCTTTAAAGATAACTAGACTAAAAATAAGCTTGTGACTTTAAAAATGACATATGTAGGACCATTCACTCAAGCAACGTTGATGTATGAGCCGGACGAGGCCTCTCCGAAGGGGGAGGTTGCTACGCCCGGGACCATGTTAGACTACGTGGCCAAGAACCTACCTCACTTTCTGCCTATCATCAAAAAGGCCGGTCAGCTCCCGTTCTACAACGCGACCGAGCGTCGGTACACCCTCTTCGTGCCCAAGAGGCTTCCTCCTGACTTCCCGCGCCTGGACCCCAACACGGCCATCAGGATCCTGAAGATGTCAACCGTGCCCGGCATCATCACAACCGGTATGCTCTCAAACAACCAGATAGTGTTCCCGCTTGATCACCCCAAAAACAACCTCGGCATCACAAAATACAGGGATGGTGAGATAAAGGTTAGGGACCATACGCTCATTGAGGGAGACATCATGTGCAAGAACGGGATCATTCATCTCCTGGATGGTGTCCTTTGGCCAACGTATTGATTTATTGAGGTGTACAAATTAGGAACGTTAGCAGCGCGTAATGGTCACCTCAATTGCCTATACGCTCATAACGGATGCCCTTGGTATTGGTACAAGTATACTACAACTGCCGCTGCTGAGAACGGCCACCTCGATTGCCTTCGATATGATATACATATGAACATGGATGTCCATGGGATAAGTTGCTACCATACGAAGTTGACTAAACCACCTTTCTTGTTTGATATCTCATTGAGCGTTACAAAGCGTTTAAAAAGTCGTATCAGCAAAGATATGTTACCAAATGTCATCTATCGTGCACTTACAGAAAACGTGTGTGTGCAGTGCTTACGAACATCATAACTATCATTCTATTCTATTACCCTAGGGGTAATAGAGCTGTCACAAATAATCTATCTCATAAAGATGAACATGATGATGAAGCAAGCGATGAGGAGGAACATGACTCCTTGATTTTGAAGAAGGTTCTGCATATTGAGGTTGAGTTGCTCTTGTGCGTCCGCAGCCATCTCAAAGGCGTTCTCGGCCTTGTCATGTGCATCGTCTACGGCGTGTTCGATCTGCTCTGCGCGCGACATGAGCCTCTGTCTGTTTTGCATCATCGCAACCTGCGCGGCGGAGGCGGCCGGGGTCATGGGCACGACGTACGTCACACGGGGCATCCTAGATCCTACATAGCTTTGTGGCATAATTGACCAACGTCTCATTCTTCTGTAGACCATTTTTCTGTTCATAGATAATTTTTCTGAACATATGACTACTGTTCTTTAGTTGGTATGCTCCGGTGGGACCGTCCGAACAGAATATAATATTCGGAGTTATCCAACATTCTTTGTATATTGTTCGAATCCATCTCGACAAATCATTTTGATGTGGCTTTTTGGGGTAAAATAATCGTTCTGTTACCCGAAGGGTAAGAGATGAGATGATGTGGATGAATATTTTACTTTCTTTTGACAAGAATAGGTCGTCTTGCTTCTTCGCGCTCCTTCGCGATCTTGTCCCACTTGACGCTGAGCTGCTTCATCATGTCTCCGTAGCCCATGGTCTTGAAGATCTGATCGAGTGGGTTTATCATGGCCTCCACGTAGTACTTGGGATCCAGGTCCAACACACTCGTATGGCGCTTGAAGTAGTCGTAATCTTCTATCTTTTGGCCAAGTGTCACAGCCCCGGGCTTCCTGGTGACCACGTACTCGATGCGCGATCCCGCATCCACGGGCACGCCACGTCTCTTCATTCGTTCGGCTAACTGGACCTGAGCGGGCATGCAGGAGACATAGTACTCCTTCTCGCTCTGACCATTCAGAACCTTGGCACGCTCCTTGGGGTCACGTGGTAGTTCCTTCACTTTGTAGTCGCCCATACGACCTGTCTCGTTGTCCACGCTGCCGTCAGAGTCGCCAACCGACTTTGTGATGACGTAGTCCTTGTGGTCCAGTTTGTTATCGTAGATGTCCCTCACGTAGTCGTCCACGTGGGTATAGAGGTCGTCGCGTGTCTTTCTGTCGAAGATCATGGCCGTCACTTTCTCATATACTGATCTGACGACCTGCGAGTTGTCGCGCCGAGCGAGGATGACGCCCTTCTTGCCTACCTTCTTGTTGAGGTTGCCGTCTCTGTCGATCTCTTGATACATGTATCTCTTCTTGGACAAGATGAGAAAGCGTTCGTAGATGGTGTTTTCGAACTCGAGTTTGATGGGATGAGGGAACACACGCTTGCCGTTCTCTGTCCAGTTGGTGACGCCGTCAGCCACTTTGATTGCGTAGTCCCATGTTTCTGAGATAGATTCGATATGGGGGAATGTAACGTAATTTGACGCTTATCACGGTCTAATACCGTTCCTAGCTTCCCAGGTTTCAATTTTCAATCCACCTGATCACTAGGACTACCCTCTCTCAATTGAGGTTAGGTAGGGCTGACTGTACATTGAGCAGAGTTCTTGACTCCACCGGCCGATGACCCAGTCGATAGCGATCAGATCCCACCCTCGCGAGTGGTCCAACCGACGGTCTGATCCCGCTTTGCGAAACTTTGACCGTTTTCATCAGCCTTGCCTGTTCAGCGATTAAAAACCGCCTAGGTGAGGACTGTCATCCTCGTACCACTATCAGCCACCTTAAGGCCCGGCTGATAGCCGACTAGGAGGTAACACAGCTCACTGTTAATTCAGTGAATGAAGGACCCTCACGGGCCCGCTGCCTCCTGTTACGGACCCATGATCCGTGTCACCGTAAACTAAAGTTCCTCTGAATTGTGATTGTATTAATTCGGCCGTCTTTTCAAGCGCTGTACGGCCCGCGTACGTCACACACATAGCACCCGGCATAAACGGTAAATACCCTCTCTTCACACCCATCGCTCCGTACATGCTGTTAGCTGACACCTTGTACGCGAGCTGCTCCTTGTCGTACACCACCTTCTGCGATTTGTCCTCGCACTTCTTCATGAGACCCTTGACCCGCTTGCGCGAATCGAGCAGACTCTGAATGATGGTGGGAATGACACCCTTCTTGACCTCCGGTTTGAGGAATCTGTAGTACCGCTTAGCGCACACCACTCCGCTGATCTTGTTGCCGTCTTCGTCCTCACGATCCGCGAGCTTGGTCTTCTTCAGTTCCTGTCGTTTCTCCCTATACGGCTTTTGCAACGCCACCTTCTCATCAATCTTGAGTTGGATCTTGGCTTTTGCGTCCTTCACTGTAGTTCCCTTCGACACCGTAGACACTTTGATTTCGTCGCGCTTGGTTCTGAGTGCGGACAGCTCTTTTCCGATATCGTCTATTTTGTCGCTTAGTGCTTTGATCTTGATCTCTTTGGGATCGTGCTCACACCCGACGTGGTCTTCCCAATCGAAGATATTGCATTGGTCGTCAGGAGTTGTTTCGTCCGTAATCGTGGAATAGCAAATGTTGTATGCTATGATCAAAGAGGGGTACAAACTACTGAAATCTACCGGAACCACTCGCTCATAAAAACCGGGATTAGGCTCAATAACATGCGCTCCTCTGTACCTCTCATTACTCTTCGCTTCATATCCATCATTGTCTACCACGATGTTCTCTTTGAGACAAAACTTATACACCTGGGAATACAGTTTGATCTGCTGCCCCTGAGTATACAGAGTGAACATGGACACGTTGCACACCTTGGCCATCTCAGACAACGCAACCCACGTGTGTAGGTGGTTCATGAGCTCGATACAGAGATCGCTGTCTTGAACACAGTACTTACCCACCACATCCATCTTCTCACGAGTCCTGCACGCAATGAAGATGTCCTTGTACGTCACAGGATCCTTGGTGTTGTTGTTCAGGAACGTGGCTGTCACGTTCTTCAAGGTGTACGTGTCCAGCTTGTAGTCGCGCCTGATGATGGGCAACAGGTCTAACAACAGGATACCCTCCCAGTTGATGAAGTTGAAGACCTGGTTCTTATACGCGCTGGACGACCACTTCACCTCCTCAATACGCGCAGGCGTGTGCTTGTTGAAGCCAATGAGCTTGAAGTCGTCGGCGAGGAAGAACCTGACCGCGCGCTTCATGGCGTACTCGATGTCGAAGCCGAAGATGTTGAAGCCGGTCAGCGCGTTGGGCTTCTCGACAGCGATCAGATTCATAAAATCAGCAAGTAAGTCCTTCTCATCGTCAAACACGCGCACCTCAACTCCGGCCAACAACTCAGACTCAGATAACTCCATATCCTTAGCTTTCAAACTGAGGAGGATCTTACGACGGGGCTGGTCCTTCTCCGTTATGACGCACGATATCTGGAAGATGCAGTCGCCGGGCCTGTCGCTCGGCATCTGGTTCATGAATTCTGAGTTGACCTCCATGTCAAACGCCATGCACTTGGGGACGACCTGGTCTACGCGTTCGGCCCTGTCGAGGTTCTTCCACTTGATGATATACTCTTCGTCACACACGGTCATCTTCTCGTCTTCAGGCACCGGTTCAGGACAATGACGTGAGAAGTCGATCCACCCAGACGTTGGGATGTCTCGCAACGACACCATCTGAAGAATAGGACTCGCTGATGTCTCGTGGACTTTGAGCTTCATCGTCTCACCTAGGATGTTGATTCCGTGCTTGAGGTGGAAGACCATGTCTTGGATGTGTTTCTTGGACTTGAACGCCGCGAACATGAATGGAGCCATCTTATTCCTCTTATTCTCGAAGTTGTAGAGATGATGCTTCTTGAGGACGTCAACTCGGACAGGAGGTGGAGTCATGCGTTGGAGGTGGTCAATCACAGCGCGTGCCGTGTCGTCGCTCTTATCAGGAAGTTGGATGTACGCGTATGGTTTGAAGTTCTCGACGCGGAGGCAGATGTTCCTGTTGATGCCATCGGGCCCGGGAGATATCCCGTAGATCCTGATGTTGGTTGTGTCTTGATCAGGGTCAAGCACCCATTCATAAGCAAACAGTTCCTTGGACATGTCTCTTTAGTTATCTTCATCATGATCTTAACTTAGTAATCAAATATTCATGGTTAATTGTACCATTACGGGTTAGATAGCACAGGTATAATGAAAACAAGATGCCCAGTGCTGACCTGACGACCCATGACCCCTCGGGGTCATGGAATGAGAAAAGTATAGTTACTTGGGTTTGTAGTACTGCAGCTTCTCCATCAAACTGGGATCGTAGTCACCAACCTGTTTAAATTCATTATTTCATATTTCTTAGTAATCCTATACTCCTAGGGGTATAGGAGTTCAACTCATCATCAGAGCATCACTCAATTTAGCCCCACCCACCGAATTAGAGCCCAATACCTACACACTTCACTCCTCGTCATCCTGAACAACCGTGTCATCCTTTGGCTCGTCCAGCTTTAGTTCCTTCAAGACGATCTGTTTGTAGTTGCGGACGCGTTCCCGGAGCTCGCGCTCATAAAATTCGCACGACGCCTTGGGGAAGTACTTGGGCATCTCGTCTATCAGTGTCTGCTCATGAGTCGCGAAATCGAGCTCGTCGATCACGCTCTCAATAAGCTCAGCCGTCATGAGTTCGCTGTTCCTCACAGGCTCCTTTTTATTGAAAACCTCCTTGCGGACACCGTAGACGTCGTTCTCGTCAATGGCCCACAACTCGTCGTCTTCGTCAACCAAGATGTTACGGATGATGTTGTCCGACGTCCTGAAGAACCCATTGAAGAGGCGAATCTTGAGCATCTCCCTGAACTTGACCTCATCTTTGAGTAGCTCTTTACATTTACCCAGGTCAGACTTCACATTGATCTTGGTCATGATGGCGATGACCTGCCCTTCATTGCTGTCCTCCCATTCGTAAGACCTGTGCTTGACAATCTTGGTCTTGCCGAGCTTGGCGTCATGAACCTCCTCTTCTGTGCGCTTCACAGTGAGCACCTTACCGGGGATCTTGCGTATCTTGATGCCCAGGTCCTTCAACCCAAACAAGCGCTTCTGTTTGTCCATATAGTAATAGTCCATCCCGTAATTGAGACCCTTGGTCATAGGCTTAATGACCTTGTCCCTGCCATTGATAGTTACATACCCACATGGCAGCTTACCGGCGCACACACCCTCAGTGATCAACTCGATCTCATCGACATCCAGCTCAATCTCCTTGATGTTATCGGGCTTGACGGCTCCTCGTCTCAGGCGCTTGGGCTTCGCTTCCTTGGCCGCTCTCTTGGCCTTCTGCTCCTCGGTGAGCTCTCTGGGCTTGCGGGGCTTCTTGGACTTGGCCGGCTCTTCGGGTTGGTTGTTGTAGTAGTCCTTGAGGTCCTCGAAATGAGAGAGCCACGCGTCGTCCTCATTGGCTACGATAGCGCCCTCAAAGTCCTCTGTAGTCTTACCCCTCTTCTTACCTTCCTTGGTGTGCTTATCGTACACGTAGTCCTCAAACTCAACATCGTCCTTATTATAAGCTGCGGCTATCTCCTTCTTGCTGAATGAAGTAACGTCCGCCCCGTCTTGCTCACGGAGGTCCTCGTCGTACATGATCCAGAGCCAAGGGACCACGACAAAGATGAAGCGCTCATTGCTACCCGCCTTGCTTTTGGTGGGCTTGAGGCGCTTCCATTCGGCTGTGATCATAGGTAGGATGTGATCCTTACCAGGGAACTGGCGGTCCTCCAGCATCTTCAGGGCCTCCTTGTCGTTGTGGTAGATCCACTCCACACATTTGATGTCCTTGTTGTCGATGCCCTCGAGGAAGTCCTTCTTGTCCAGGACACAGTCCTCTCCCTTGCCGTAGCTGGCCCTCAGGTAGCTGGGTAGCCTGAGCTTCTTGGCGTGAGAGATGATGGCGACGATCTCGGCTAGCGTCTTCTCGTCAGTCCTACCGTCGTCCTCCCACTCCTTGATCTTCTCGGAGACGGTGGTGAAGGCGCCGACCTGAGAGAATGATACATCCTCAAATAAGATAACTTTGAGGCGGTTGATCATATTGGTCCTGATGGCCTTGGCCGCTCGCTGGGTGGTGACGTTATCTGAGTCGTCGTACGCCTTGAAAGCGTCCATCTCAGATACGGCCTGGAGCATCTCGGCGTGCATACCCCTGCGCGCGTATTTCTGAATGGCGCTCTTCACGGCGTCCAGTGATGGGTGACCAGATTTGGTCACAAGTTTGAACAGGTTGCTCAATTCCATTGCTGTAGTCATCGTGTTTTCTTACTCTACATCATATTCCTTAAAACAGATCTTTCAAGTTCTGCACTCGTTGCGTTGCCAGGATTCAAGTTCTGAAACGTTATGTGTGTTCTGTATCCCCGAAGGGATAGAGATAGACAGCCTAATTCAAACAGCATTCACAACCATCTTGACCGAGGTTAAAATTTTATCAAAGTTTTGGAGCATGAAAAAGACCTCTGTGTACTCGTGACCAACCAGACTCTTGTTGATCTTCTTCAGGGTTGCGGATACACTCTCGAGATCGCTAATCAACTGGACAAGATCAGACCTCACGAGACCACTCTGAGACCGCGGAGGCGTGGTTGTAGCCGATGCACCGGCATCTCCCTTCATTGCTTCGGCCTTCATTTCCGCGCTATCATTTTTATTTTTTGGTTCATCAGATTGAGGTTTTGCACTGAGGTTGATAGTTATGTTAGTGTTTTTCACAGCCTGCGACAGCAGCTCGTATACTAGATCAGCCATTTTTCCTACCAACCACTCACATAGACCATTACAACCCCAGCTTGAGATAGCTTGGTTGATAGCACTTAGGACTCCTTTCGATCTAGCAGCATATCCTTTATCTTGATCAGTGTGTTGTTGCTCGCTAGCGCGCTGTGATACAGGAACCCATCCAATCCAATAAACTGACCAAAGTCTCCCTCGTCGGTCACAACCCCAAACAGGTACGCCTCCAGACACAGAACCCACGTCATCATCCAGTCCTCATGAGATAGCTCTCTATCTCTCATGACCTCCGCGCTGTGTCGCTCAACGTACTCGGTTGTCACCTCATCGTCAAGATACACAGCCATCGGTTTGGGGAAGTCCATCTCCGGCATTGCGCTCTCGACTCGCTGATCTGGCATGAACAGCTTCCTCACGATAGCCCACTTCCTCTTGATGTCGTTGGATCCTGCAGCCATCTCATCTTCCACCCAACCCATACGACGTTGCAGCATATTGAGGATGACCAACTGAAAGAACTTGTCATCACTCACTGGCGGCCTGGACCTGTCGATATGTTTGATCATCTCCAGCAAAGCCGCGTTCTTGTCGCCATGTCTCATGAACCCCTCCGCGATGACGGGATTAACTCCTTTCTCCATTGGGTACGCAAACTTTGAGGCTTGAGATAGCTTGGGTGCATCATTGGTCCTGAACGTGCTCATGACAAAGTCCACAAAGTTCTTGGGTACAGCATTGGCCCCCGTTTTGGTCCTTGGTTTGAAGTGAAAGAGGGCTCCGAACTTACCCCAACGCTTTGTATCCTCGTGTGACTCAAGACCCAATCGTTTCGGGAAGTCGAGCAACTTTAATTCATTTGGACCCAGACGCCTGGTGTCTTTCAGGACGTTGAGTGACCCATACAGGATTGTGAGAGAGTCGATGATGGAGTTGTGCTGGTACAGGTTTGCGAACCCGTGATCGATAGTCCCGTACTTGGGTTCGTAGACGATCGCCCTGGACTTGCCGTAGTCGATCATCACAGGGACTACATTAGGTTGCTTGATGGTCACGACGTTCTGCTTTCGCGCCTGATCGGTCGTCTGGAAATTGAGGAAGTACGTAAACGCTTGCTTTCCTTCTTTGTCAGTGTAGTACTTGGTGTTGTTCGAACTCTGGACCATCACGTTCCAAGGATAGAGATCGTAGTGGATGAACCCGACGTAGTTCTGGGCAACTGAAAGAGCAAGGTTGAGTTGGACAAGTATTGAGAGGAAGTCCTTAAAGTTGTACTGAGACGACTTGAGCCAGTTCATGAGCGACACACCCTCAATGTACTCGACAAACACCATGTCCTGGGCGTCTTTGAGTGGCCCAAACACATACGCGAAGTTGGGCGCACGCGCCACCAGCTTGTTCACAGCCTTTAGTCCGATGTAGCTCTCGTGCACGTGCTCGATCGTCTTTCCTCGATGGTTCGCCCTCTTCCCCACAACACCGACTCCGTTTACTGTGAACCTATCTATTGTGCCGTTGACGTTTTTGAAGACGTTCTCGTTCCAAGTGAGGTCATTGATGCTCTTTGACCTCATGACCTTCAACACAGCATCCAGCGCGCCCACACACCGCGGACTATTGGGCAACTGGTAGCAGTACGAGGTGTCTGTGAATTTGAGGACGGTTGAGGACGGACCACCTTTTTCCAGTTCATCAAAGAGCTGCCTCTCTTCGTCCTCCACGGCCCAGATCGTGAGGTCGGGAAGATATTTGTAAGGCTTGGTCTTCGCTGACAACTCCCACAGTTCCTTCTGAAGGAAGTCCAGGATTCCCTTTGTACCGAGGTACTTACTGTAGAACGCGCGCGCGTTCTTGGCAATTTGCTCACACTTTGCATCGTTAGCCTTACACCATTCGATCTGAGAGAGAAGGTCGCTCAGGTCCTCCTTGATGGGCACATAGTGTTTGTATGCCTTCAGGAAGGGATAGTACCACATCTGCCACTGCGACCCCGCCAGCAGGACAACAGACCCCGACGACAACTCGTAAGACAGCCGGTACGCGGCCACATGGCCTTCCAATGTGAGGATATACTTGTATTGACTCTGTTCCTGGAGGTTGAGTTTGTTAGCTTTACGGTAGTTATCTCTCTCAATAGTCTGGAGATAGGCAGCCCCCTCAAGTTTACGGGGTCTCAGGTTCCACTTGGTGATACCCACGTCCAACAATCCTTTGTGTTTGCCCCCCATTTCAAGAGCTTTGAGGCGCTGGTTCGTGTCCGCTGTGACGCCTGAGCCGGTGGTGGCTCCCCTGAACACAGCCTTCTCGATCTTTTTATCCCAGGGCGTGGGCTTGATGTCCGGGTACTCGCGGCACGCGTTAGGGAATACGAGCCCAGTCTTCTGATATGTCGCTCGGGCCCAGTCCTCGTATGTGGGGAACGGGATGTCGGCGTGTATCTTGGTAGACGATCCTGAGAGGATTGGGGCGTACTTGTCGTATTGGTGGGACACGAGTGACTGATGCTTGGTGCCCCAGATGTGGTTGTATGGTTCTGTATCGTCCACCTTCATTTGAGGGTAGTCACGTCTGTTGATAAAGAACTCGATGTCTGGTACCTCTCTTTCCTCACACAGGGTCCTGAACATGTCTAGCAGAGTGATCTTGTTGTTGCCAGACGCAGCAGCCACAGACGTGTCCTGTTCTACCTCATATCTGACTAGGGAGTTGTTGGCAACCCACTCATCGAATGGTTTGATGTTCTGTCTGCTTGATCTGTAGCCTAGTAATTTGGAGACATGGTCCAGGAAGTCCTGAACAGAGCCATACTTGGGGTCTACCTTGAGGATATGACCGAATTCGTTCTTGTAGTGTGCGTTCTCGAAGGGGAGGAACGTCTGGAGCTTGTTGTCTGCGATGCGTATGAAGATGCCTTTCTTGAACTTGTAGAAGATGTACTTGAACGTGTTGGCTACTGCTCGTGAGTCTAGATTCCTATTCTTGTGCCAGATCTTGTTTGGAGGGATTACGCGCTTGTTTTCGAAAAGATTTGAGGTAAAAGATGGTTCGGGTTTGGATTTCAGGTCTTCGCGAATTCTTGAGGCATTGAACTGATCAATGTCTCCCGCTGTATCCTGTTCGATGCGTTGGTACCTAGAGTTTGGGATGATCTTCTGGTTGATGTAGTTCTTACATTCCTCAACGGTCATCGGCCCATCTGCCTGGCATTGCTGGTGTTGCGGGATAACTTTGGCGACAGGGCGCCTTGGTTTGATCTGAGATTGATACATCTTTTAAATTTGTAGGATAATCGCTAAAGGTCTTTATTCAAGTATGCCTGTCAATGATGATTCTGTAAGATCTATAACCCCGTAGGGTTAGAGGTGGTGTTGTAGTTCATTCTGAGTCTGAGGATGCTGCCTGTTCCGGGTATTCCATCCTCACTTCATGGAGATCATTTATGAGTCTGATGAGGTCATCGGGTCCATTTTTTTAGTGAACTGGATGCCTGTGGGTCATGGTAGATGAAGGCTTGAGGGTACTCGGTACTCAAATATGTTCAGTAGCATCGTATCTGCCTATATCGTTCATCATTAGTATCGTGTTTACCTTGAGACATATCAAACAGATCTATACTTCAAATTTTTCACCTCAGTTTGATTTCATTTATCATATCACAGACCTCCACCTATGCCCAGCCTACGCTTCATGGCATCAATATGAGACTGGGTGGCCTCACGTCCATTGTTAGCGGCTTTGTACAACACCTTGTAATCATTAATCTTGGTATCGAATCTAACCTTACACTCTCTTAGTTCAGTGACTTTTTTTTCAACGATCCTATCTCTGAGTAAGGCTATCTCAGCCTCAATTTTCTGCACAGCTAAGTTACACTCTATCCCAGCCTGTTCTGCATTCCCTAACTGTTCGCGAGTTGCGCTAAGAATCTTCAGTTTTGCAGCCTTTTCCTGTTCACATGACACGGTGTAGACTGACGCACCCAACAGGATGACCATTAAAATAAATATAAGGAGTTTGGTTATCATCTTTTACTACCCCCTCAGAAAAATCAATGAAAGGCACACGAGCGATTCGACGACGTCAGGTAGAGCGTTACATTAGCGGGTTAGGATCTTATCTACCCTATAAAAAAAGATGTATGAGGTAACGACAATCTCCGGCCGCCACAGGACGCCGAATCGTATCAACATCCTACTTGACTTAGACAACACCCTCATCTGTTCACTAGCCAAACATGAAGAGAAACCTATCTTCAAACCAAGGATGAAGCAATTCAGGTGGGAGAACATGGAAGGCGTTTACAAGGTATTTGAGCGCCCAGGTCTTCAGGAGTTCCTAGACTTCCTGTTCGAGAACTTCAACGTGAGTGTATGGACAGCCGCTTCTAAGTCCTACGCTCTGTTCATCATCGACGAATTTATCCTCAAGGGCCACCCCGAGCGCAGACTCGACTACGTCCTCTTTTCTTACCACTGCAAGAAATCCAGGCGCCTCCAGGACACACAGAAGGCGCTCAACATCCTGAAAGATGAGTTTAAACTCCTCAACTTTGACATGGATAGGACGTATATCATTGACGATCATCCTGAGGTGTACTCAGCCCAGCCAGACAACTGCATCAACGTCAAGGCCTTCGAGTTTACTGAGCGCAAGTCATGGGAAGACAATGAACTGGAGAGCGACATACGCCCCAGACTGGAGGCCTTGCTTCAGAAATAGCATGTATATAACCCATTGAACGAACAACATGATTTGTATCAGATGACTAGGTCTTATATGGCTCTGGGACTGACCTGGCGACATCACGCAGATATTGTAATGAGATAAACAGCAGTTCAGGGTTATGAAAAGATGTCAATAAATATCTTGTCCCTCAACTCCACCGTCCTGAAGCGTATGGAGAAGGAAGAGACCGTCAACGAAGAGAAAATACAGCTCCTAGACACTTTACTATTAGACACCTCGCACCACTTGGACCCCAGCGTCTACGAGGAATTGCAGGCCATGAAGAAGGGTGTTATCCATGAAAAGAAGACGTCGCGTGCGCTATTCTTTGCGCGCACCCATGCACTCATTGACGAATACATATCAATTCTCAAGAAGCCCATCTCCCATATCAAGGAAGACAACCTACCAATCCTAAGGAGGAAGAACGAACTCATCATTGGATTCCTAGACATAGTAAGGCAGATGGCTAAGACAAAGGAATGGACCGACCTCGACATACCGGCCAACCCTGAGAAGGTAGATAACATAGACCTGGGTTCATATTGTCCATCATGTGAAAACATAGACGAAGACAAATTTGAGATAGATGATTTCAATAGGAAGACTTGTCTCAATTGCTCCACCCAGCAGTATGCAATCGAAACCGGCATCACACACAGGGACTACACCCGCGTCAACATAGTAGGTAAGTTTATATACAACAGAGTCCTCCATTTCCAGGACTGTATTAAACAGTACCAAGGTAAACAGAACTGTAAGATCCCAGACAAATTATATCAAGACCTAGATGCCAAATTCATAGCCTACAGACTTCTCATACCAGGGGTCAATCACGTTAGGTACTCTAAGATCACTCGCAATTACATTATGATGTTTCTCAAGGAACTAAGATATACCAAACATTATGAGAACGTCAATCTCATCTACTTCACATTGACCAACAAACGAGTAGACGACATCAGCCACCTCGAAGACCGCCTCATTGACGACTTCAAGGAACTGGTATCCCTCTATGACGAAATACACGGCAAAGACAAACCTGAGGAGTTGGATCGGAAGAACTTCATGAATGTCCAATACCTCCTGTTTCAACTACTCAGGAGGCACGGCCATCCATGCAATATCGAGAACTTCACCATCCTCAAGACAGTGGACAGGAAGCTCTTTCACGACACCATATGTAAGAACCTCTTTGATAAACTTGGTTGGAAGTTTACCCCAACCTTCTAGTTTCATTACCTCATAGGTAACGAAACCGTGTTAGATCAATAGCCTCGTTTCTTTTTCATCTCGAGTTGGTTCTCAACGTAGTCGAATGGGTACTCCTTGCCGTTCTTGAGTTTGAGAACAATGGTGTCGCGCTCCATCTCACGGACTAGTTCTGTGCCGGGTTTGTGAATGGATACTACCCTCAAGAGCTCTTGATCGATCTTCTTGGGTGTGTTGGTTTGAACCGCTATGTCGTGAAGCCTGATGCTCTGGTCCAGGATAGATTTGAGTGTTTTATTGCACACGGCACCGTTATTCACACCGTCATCGCAGTCGATGACCGCCACGACTCGCCTGGCCTCGCTCTTGGGCTTCATACTGTACATGTTGATGAGGTCATTCATGGATGACATACCCAGGCGGATGGTTCTGTCCCAGTCAAAGTAGACTATCACGATACCAATGAACGTAAACATAATGGTAAGAATGATTAACCACCTTTTCATTTTATTACACCTCAATATAATCTATGAAATAGCATATACAGAAATTACTAAAACTCTCTTAGTCATTTAAAAGGAATATGAGTAATCCAAGTTTTGATTCTAATATCACAATACCCAACAACTCTCTCCTTATATCAGGCATCCAGATAAACTCTGGATCTCCCTCAGACGGACAAGTTCTTGTCTACAACGCAACTTCAAACCAATGGGAATATCAGGCTCAATCGGGCGGAGGTGCAACAGGTGCAACTGGTCCCACAGGAGCAACTGGTCCCACAGGAGGCGGTCCTACTGGAGCAACTGGTCCCTCAGGTCCTACAGGACAGACAGGTCCTACAGGACCAACAGGACCGACAGGACGGACAGGACCAACAGGACCAACAGGATCGACAGGACCAACAGGACCGACAGGACCAACAGGACCAACAGGACGGACAGGACCAACAGGACCAACAGGATCGACAGGATCGACAGGACCGACAGGACCGACAGGACCAACAGGACCGACAGGACCGACAGGACCGACAGGACCGACAGGACCGACAGGACCGACAGGACGGACAGGACCAACAGGACCAACAGGACCGACAGGACAGACAGGACCGACAGGACCGACAGGACGGACAGGACCAACAGGACCAACAGGACCAACAGGACCAACAGGACCAACAGGACCAACAGGACCAACAGGACCAACAGGACCAACAGGACTAGGACTAATTTCTGCAATTACAGTCGTTGGACCGTCAGGATCTT